GGGCTCGACCCGAGCGCCCTAATGCGAACCCCGCACGACGTACTCATCGCGCTCTACGCTGGACTACGGAAACAACGCGAACGGAGAGCTCGACGACATGGCTAACACCGGGACGTTCGGCTACCGGATAAGCGACCAGACCGCCGGGGCGATCAAGATCGAGGGGATGAGCGCCGTTCAGCGCGACCTCCGCCGCCTCGAATCCGACCTCGACCTCGTCAAAGGCGAGTTCCTCGCCACGAACCGGAAAGTCGCCGACGTAGTAATCAACGGCGCTAAGCGGTTCGTCCCGGTACAGACCGGAGCTCTCGCCGCCGCTATGCGGAACGCTTCTACGAAGAAGTCCGCGAAGGTTCGCGTCGGCGACAGGTCGAACGTCGTCTACGCCGGGCCGATCCACTTCGGCTGGCCTGCGCGTCGAATCAAGCCTCAGCCGTTCATCTATGACGCGACCGACGAACGCCGCTCCGAGGTCGTCAACCTTTACGCCGAACGGCTCACCTCGATCCGTAACAAGTACGATTTGTAGACCATGTCGAAACCGATCACTATCTCCATCGTCGGCAACGCCGGGCCGCTCAAGAAGAGCCTGAAAGAGGCGGACCGTACCCTCGCCGACTTCGGGGCGGGGCTGAAGAAGTTCGGCATCGCCGCCGCCGCCTCGATGGGCGTCCTCGCCGCCGGGATCGGGAAAGCGGCTCAGGCCGCCGCCGAAGACCAGAAGTCTTTTACGCTCATGGCGAACGCACTCCGGAACGTCACGGGGGCGACACATGAGCAGATTAGGGCGATCGACCAGCAGATCGGGAAGATGAGCCTTCAGACGGGTATCGCCGACGACCGTCTCCGCCCAGCGTTCGCCGCTCTCGCCCGAGGTACTCGTGACGTCGCCACAGCGAACCGCGACTTCGGGCTCGTGCTCGACATCTCGACCGCCCTCCAGATGGACGCCACGAACGTCGCCGACGCCCTCGCGAAAGCCTACGAAGGAAACTTCCGTGGCCTACGGCAACTCTCCCCAGAGATGGCGACCCTCATCAAGGAAGGCGCCTCGATGAACGAAGTCCTCGAAGTGTTGCGCGGAAACTTCGGTGGCGCTACCGCCGAAGCCGCGGACACGTTCGCCGGGCGGATGGCCCGGCTACGAGTCGCGTTCTCGGAGATCGTCGAGCAGATCGGCTACGCGGTCCTCCCGTTCCTAGAACGGATGGCGACTTTCATCTCGGACCGGGTCGTTCCGATCGTCCAAGAGTTCGCGGACGCGTTCTCACAAGGCGGGCTCGGCGGCGTCATAGACACAGCCATAGATAAGCTCCTCGGCTTCTACGATCAAGCATCGGGGACGACGAAGGCCATCATCTCCGGGACGCTCGCCCTCGGTGCGATGCTCACCGCGTATAAAGCGCTCACATTCATCCAGACGGTCACTACCCTCGTGAACACGTTCACGGCAGCGGTGAACGCGTCGACGGTCTCGATGGGCGCGTTCCAGACGACGTCGCTCGGTCTCGCGAAGACGGTCGGAGTCGTGTTCGCCGCGGTGGCGGTGTCGATCGACGGACTCCTCCGCGATAACGCGTTCGCCGGACGAAAGCTCATGGAAGGTGTCGCGAAGCTCGTGAACACGGTCATCGCCGGAATCGAGCTCGCCGCGAACTCCGCCGTCTACGCCGTGAACCTACTGAATCAGGCGTACAACGCGATCCCGTTCCTCCCGGACGTGCCACTCCTCACCCCAGCGAAACTAGGACGCATCTCCGAAGATTACGGATCGGCGGGACTATTCGCCCGCCCGCCGTTCGGCGGCGGCTCAGGTATGCGGCGAGGAGGCCCGGACGGCGAAGGTATGCCACGAATCCCGGTCGTCCCGGCGATAGTCCCACCCCCAACACCTACGCCCCCATCTGGCGGTGGCGGTGGCGGTGGCGGCGGCGGTGGAGGTGGCGGGCGTCGTGGCGGTGGTGGTGGCGGCGGCGCAGAGTTCGGAAGTCCGGGCCTCGACCCGTTCGGAACGCCCGGCGACTTCTCGGACTTCGCCCGACAAGCGATCGAGAATCAGTTCGGCGCGTTCCAACCGTTCACGATGGAAGAGCTAAACGCGCTAACTTCCGGCGCGGTCTACAACGTCACCGTGAACACCGTCTCCGCGGACGCCAACCTCCCCAACCTCATCGTCGAAGCCCTCCAGACGTACAACATGACGAGCGGCCCGATCGACGTCGTCGTCGCCCGGTAAGCCATGCCCGCGAACATCGTCACGGGCGGAACCCTCACCGTCGAACTAGACGTCGGCTTCGGCGACGGCTTCATCCTCGACGACGCCCAGCAAGGCGTCCTCGATAACACGACCTACGTCCTAGACGGCGTGGATCAGTTCGCCGAGATTACTGTCCGAAGCGTCGACATCACCCGCGGCAAGAGAAAAGTCACCGACTCCATCGCCCCGGCCCGAGCCACGATCATCGCCCAAGACCTGACGCGAGCCTTCGACCCTTACAACGAAGCCTCTGTCTATTGGAACGAGTTCGACGACACACCCGGACTCTCCCCGCTACGCCAGATACGCGTCATTCGGAACTCGACGGTCATCTTCCGCGGACGGGTAGTCGACTTTACCTACGACTATCTCGGCCCGAAACAGATCCCGACCGTCACGATCGTCGCCTCCGACGACCTCTTCATCCTCGCGAACTCATTCCTCGGAGCGTTCACCCCATCCGCGCAACTCTCCTCGGATCGGGTGACGACCATCCTCGACCGGACCGAGGTCGGCTGGTCGGCATCCCTCCGAGACATCGGAACCGGGACGACCACACTCGGGAACTATGCCATCACCGAAGGGACGAACGCCCTCGACTACCTCCGCCAGATAGACGCCGCCGAACGCGGTCGCCTATTCGTCCGGGCATCCGACGGCGACCTCGTCTTCCAGCCACGCGTCGGGAACACGCTCTCGGCTCCGAGCGTCACGTTCGCCGACGACGGAACCGGAACCCCCTACCGTGAGGTCTTCGTTGACTTCTCCACCGACACCGTCCTAAACCGCGTCACCGTACAGCGGCCCGGGGGAACTGCCCAGACGGCGACCGATAACGCGTCTATTGCGCTCTACTTCACGCAGGCCGAAACGATCACCGGGAGTCTCCTCTCGGACGATACGCAGGCCCTCGCCCTCGCGAACTACCTCCTAGAAGGATCCCCACAGCCCCGCTTCTCAGGCGTCGAGACGTTCTTCGGATCGTTGACGACCAGCCAGAAGAACGCCGTCGCCGCCGTAGAAATCGGCGACACGATCAGCGTGAAACGAACCTTCCCGTCCGGGAGCCCGCTCACCGTCACCGAGGAGCTCACCGTCGAAGGCATCCAGCATCGCGTCGATCTACGCGGCGAGACGCGCACGTTCTACACGGCCCCGACGACCATCGTCTACGCCCTCCTCCTCGATGACGCGCTACGCGGAATCCTCGACGCCGACAACGTCCTGACCTGAGGTAGGCTTTTCCAACTATGGCAAAGCAGACCTTTACCGCCGGGCAGGTACTCACCGCCGCGCAGATGAACTCGCTCCAAGCGAACGACTACAATTGGACCGTCGACACGAAGACCGACAACTACGTTCTCGTCGCCGGAGACGCCGGGAAGCGCATCGTCATGAACTCCGCGACAGCGAAGACCATCACACTCAACACGTCAACTCTGACGGCTGGCGACGTCGTATGGATCCATAACATCAACTCCGGAACGTGTACGGTCACCGCCGGAACGGCGACGATCAACACGGCTTCTTCGTTGGCCTTAGCTCAATGGGAGGGTGGGGCCTTGTACGCCACGAGCAGCTCGTCGGCGATCTTTTTTCGCGGCGGCTCACGCAACACCCTAAACGTCGATTTTCTACTTGTCGGTGGGGGAGGCGGCGGAGGACGCAACGGAGGTGCTGGTGGCGGTGCTGGCGGTTTCGTCACAGGTTCAGGCATCATCGGCAAGACCACCTACACCGTTACGGTCGGCGCTGGTGGTGCTGGCGGCGGGGCTGTTCGCCGTGTAGGCAGAAACGGGACAGCTTCATCTTTTATTCGTTCAGCGAATGGTGGCGGTGGTGGTGGTGGTGACCAAGCCCTAATTGGTCAAAACGGCGCATCGGGTGGGGGAAACTCAAGCAATAACTCTTTCACCCCGTCTGGTATTTCAGGAGAAGGCAATAACGGTGGGCTCGGTGGCGGTTCAACGGCTGCGAACGGTGGCGGCGGTGGCGCTGGCGGTGTCGGCGGCAACGGAACGGGAACAACTGGTGGCGCTGGCGGCGCAGCATCAAGCAATAATTACACGGGTTCGGCAATATCCTATTCGGGTGGCGGTGGCGGCGGCGGTTCTACGAGCGGCACAGGTGGAACTAATGCTGGAAACGGTGGCGCAACGGGAGGAAACGCAACTGCGAACCGTGGCGGTGGTGGTGGCGGGTCACAAAACGACAACGACGGCGGCAACGGCGCTTCTGGTCGAGTCGTCATTCGATGGCTCACCGCCGACGCAACAGGACTCACAGTCTCCACGACAGGTTCGCCCACTACCGGAACTGACGGCTCCTACACATGGTACGCATGGGATGCGACCGGTTCACTCACGTTGGCATAGGAGATTACGATGGCCCATTTCGCAAAAGTAGAGAATGGCGTAGTCCGCGAAGTGATCGTCGTCTCCAACGATGACGCACCGACCGAAGCCGCCGGAAAGACATTCATCACCAACCTCGGCCTCGACGGCGAATGGGTACAGACGAGCTACAACTCCAACCCCATCGAAGGACAAGACCGCGGAAAGTACGCCGGAATCGGCGATCTCTGGGACGGCGAGAAGTTCACGACACCGGAGCCGACCGATGCCTAGCCTCACCGAGCAACAGAAGGCAGCCGTCGCGTCCTACGTTCGTTCCGTCATCGGAGCTGTCGCCGCGGTCGTCGCCGCCGGGGCAACCGATCCGGAGGACATCCTGAAGGCTGCGATCGCGGCATTACTCCCGCCGCTAATCCGCTGGGCGAACCCGAAGGACTCCGCGTTCGGTCGTGGCTCGTGAACTACCGAAGCCCCGTCTCCGCTTCCCGGTCGGCCTCGTAAAGCAGAAGAACGGCGAACTCGACCCGAAACTCCTCGCCCCAATAAAGCCCTACGGGCGGCTCTACGCACCGTCCGCGGCGATCGCATGGGCTGAGATGAAAGCCGAAGCCCGGAAGGATGGCATCGGGCTACGCCCCACCTCGACGGTGGACACCTACCGCCCGCTCTCGGTACAGACGGCAGTTTTCCTCCAGCGCTATCAGCGGCAGCCGATACCGGGTCGTCCGGTGCGCCGCTGGAACGGTGAGGTCTGGTATCAGAAGCCGAACACCGCCGCCGCGGCGGCCCCGGGGACATCGAACCACGGCTGGGGCCTCGCCGTAGACATCTGGAACGTCGGTCAGAACGGGCGTCTCGAATGGCTCCTCGCGAACGCTCGACGCTTCGGCTTCGCATGGGAACTCGACTCGGAGCCGTGGCACATCCGCTACATCCTCGGGGACGACCTGCCATGAGTGAAGCCGTTCTCATCGCGATCATCGGGGCCGTCGCGGTCGCCACCGCCGGACTACCCGCCGCCCTGATCGAACGAGCCCGCCGGGAGAACGCAGACGACCACGCACAGGTTCGGCGTAGGCTGGACCGCATCGACGAGCACCTCGACGAGATCGAGGACGCAGTCGACGACGTCGCGGAGACTCTCGGCGCTCACATAGACGACAAGGAGGCACATGGTGGGAATCCTCGACGAGCTGAAACCTCATCGGGCGCAGGTGACGCTCATTACTGAGTGGCTGGAATCAAGACCGAAGAAAGAGCGCGAGGAGTGGCTCGAAGCGTTCCGCCGGGCCGACATCTATCCGACGTCCGCGGTGCTCACTCTTCTCCAGAAGTACGGGCTCGAAGGCGTGAACGAGAACGCGGTAGTGCGCTACCGAAGGACGGTCGAGGGCTATGTCTCCGGCAGATGAACTCAAGCATCTAGCGCTCATCGAAGAGCTCCAGACGGCACTCAAGAAGGCCCAGCAGAAACTCGCGAAGCGTGAAGAGGATCGGGCGGCTCTCGTTGACGCCGTCTACAAGGCGGCCCGCGAAGCAGCCCTCGCTCTCAAGACACCGAAACCAATCCGCCCGGCGCGTGATCGACGCACCAAGAAAGCCGAGGTCGCGATTATCCACGCGACCGATTGGCAACTCGGGAAGAAGACCGCGACTTACGACGTCGCGACGTGCGCTCGCCGAATGGATCAACTCGCCGAGAAAGTCATCCGCATCACCGAAATCCAACGACGAGACCATCCCGTCCGGGAAGCGGTGCTTATGTTAGGCGGAGATATGGTAGAGAACACGGACCTATTCCCGGGCCAACCGTGGGAGATCGAAGCCCACCTCTTCGAGCAGCTCTTCGAGACGGCGCGCATCGTCGAGAAACTCGTCCGCACATTCTCGGCCAACTTCGAGAAACTACGCGTCGTATGCGAGTACGGAAACCACGGACGGATCGGGCGCTACGGCGTCATGCCGAAGGGCGACAACATAGACCGAATGGCCTACCGAATCGCATCGGAACGAACACCGGATCTTCCGAACGTCACATGGCAGATGAGCGAAGCGGGATACCAACACTTCACGATCGGGAACTACCGCTGTCTCCTCATTCATGGCGACGAGATTAGGTCGTTCGGATCAGTACCGATGTTCGCGATCCAGAAACGATTCACGTCATGGGCTACCGGAGTGATGCCGGACTTTGACGAAGCGTTCATGGGCCACTATCACACCCCGCTCTCCCTCACCCTGCCGAACGCTGCGCGCGTCTTCGTCACCGGATCGAGCGAGTCCGGATCGGTGTACGCGACGGAGACGATCGGAGCTCTCGGAAAGCCATCGCAGCGGCTTCACTTCGTTAGCCCGGAGAAGGGACACTCGACCGCGGAGTTCATCGTATGGCTCGACTAGAAGGCGTCCCCGTCCTCATCGAATGGCACGACGCTCACGCCGAGGAAGGCTGGACGACGCTCTCAGACGTCGGCTCCGACCCGTATCTCGTGCGGACGGTCGGCTTCCTCCTCCCGGACGCTAAACCGAATCACGTCGTCATAGCGCAGTCGATCGGCTCCGACGAAGGCCTCGACGCGGTGCTCTCCGTGCCGATCGGGATGGTCATCCGGACGACGCTCCTCGGGCATCCACCACAAACGCACAACGCCTAACTAGTATCGGTCACGAGTCATAAGGAGGCTCAGAATGACTATCACTAACGAGGCGGAGTTCTTCCGCTACCAGCGACTCTTCGGCGTCACCGAAGACGGCCTACAGATGAAGGTAACCGTCATCACCGACTCCTCGGGTAAGGTGAAGTCGGCCTCGATCCAGATGAGAGCGATCGAAGGCGATCTCCCGCCTACCGCGCACCCTTCCCTATGGTCGATCCCGTTCCCGCTCACGCCGAGCATCATCGGCGACGACGAGTTCGGAGGAGCGGCATGAACCCGCTCACGATCATCATCCTCGCGGCGATGGGAGTCGTCGGGGTGGGTGGGCTGGCGGTCCTTCCCCCGGACTCGCAGCTCGACTCGGCGACTCCCTCCGCCATCGTCGACCCGTGGGCCGACGACTACCTCCCAGAAGCCCCGGAGAGGCCTCTCCCAGCCCCACAGACGAGCGTTCCAGCCCCAGACGGCTACTGTCCGGTCATCATCGGCCTAGCGCGCTCTGAAGGCTTCACCAGCGAAGAAGCCGCCCTCCTCTCCCGCATCGCATGGCACGAGTCCCGCTGCGTAGAGGACATTCAGGGCGACCTCGACGTCGGCGTCTCGTGGGGGATACTCCAGATACACGGCCCGACATGGTGCGAACCGAACCGCTATTGGCCCGACGGCTACCTTCAGGCGGCCCTCATCCTCGACTCATGCTCTGAGCTCTACGACCCGGTAATCGCCGTCAAGGCGGCCCGGGCGATCTACCTCGTCGGCGGCTTCGAGCAGTGGAGCACTTACGCGATGTCGGTCAACTCGTGACGCTCGTCGACTACATCCTCATCTCTGCCATCCTCAGCGGCGTAGTTCTTATGCTGGTACTAGACCGATACCTATGATCGCCCGCGAAGAATGGCTCCAGATACCGCTAGAAGCGCGCCTAGTAGAGCAGGCGAACCACGTCGAGGACGAACTTCTCCGTGACGACCTCATTCTCGCGATCGCACGAATCGACACTCTGACCGCACTCGTGGACGCGCAACGAGTCGAGATCGTCAGACTCGAACGTCTCGCCGCCACACCAACCCCCTACTAATGTCGACCGATAAGGAGGCCCCGGTGCTCGACGACATACTCAAAGAAGCCGACCGAATAGTCCACGGCCCACGAAACTCGGACTACGGACATCCGATCGACGACTATTCGCGAGTCGTAGAAATCTTCGGAATCATCTCCGGAATGAAACTCACGCCCGCCGACGGAGCGCTCTTCATGGTCGCCGTCAAACTCGCAAGACTCACGCATAACCTCCAGAACGGCTACATTCACCGCGACTCACTCATCGACGCGGCGGGCTATCTCTGGGTGTTCGCCCAGATCACTGAAGCGATGGGAATACAAGTCAAGTGAGCACTCCTCAGAAGCAGAAAGGCGACCGGGCCGAAAGAGCGATAGTCGAATGGCTTCACTCTCTCGGCTTCACGAAAGCGCACCGCATCCGCGCCGGGTCACCCGACGACATCGGCGACATCGAACTCGGCGTCCCCGGCGTCGTAATCGAAGTCAAGGACCGAGGAAAGATCGACCTCCCCGCATGGATCCGGAAACTCGGCCTACAGAAAGCCAACAAGGACGCCGCGCTCGGCGTAATCATCGTCAAGAAACGCGGCTCCTCCGACCCGTTCGAGTGGAGCTACGTCCTCGACGGCGCGTCATTCGTGAACATCATCACCGCGAGAGAGTTCATCCAACGCATCGCCGAATGAAGCACGTCGACGTTCACCTCCAACCGTGGCAAGTGTTCTACGCCCGTGAAGAAGCCGTCGAACGCACCAACCGCGCACGACGACGCGGCATGGTCAACGGCTCCAACGAGATAGCAGGCTTAGAGCCGCGGGAGGCCGACGAGATCGGCGCGGTATGCGAACTCGCCACCAGCCACTACACGGGCTACTCGGAACGCTTCTTCGAGGACTACCATCCGTCACGACCGGACGTCGGCCTGATCGAGGTTCGCGGCACGAAGAAGCCCGACGGGAACCTGCGCGTCTACGCCGAGGACGTCCGCAACGCGACCTTCATGGTCCTCGCCGTCATCCGTGAACTCTCCGACGCCGGGGCGATCGTCCGGCTCATGGGGTGGACGTGGTCCGAATGGGCGTGGAACTACTCGAAGGACGCCCCCTATCCGGCGCACCCGAAGAAAGGCGTCTGTCGCCTTTACAAGCCGATCTCGTTACAGCCGATGACTACACTCAGAAAGACCCACAACTTCATGGAGGCATGGTAAAGATGAGCGGATTCTCACTAGGCGACTACGTCACCGTAAACGAGCGACTCAAGGCGGCGCTCGAACGATTCCCGGAGTTGCGCGTCGTTGAGGACGCTCCCCGCTTCGTGGAAGCACCGGACGGAAAGACCTACATCGAGGTCTCGATGACGGTTCACCGCTCCCCGGATGATCCGCTACCTATGCGCGGCTTCATTCATGAGGAGTATCCGGGGACGACGCCCTACACGAAGGGCGCTGAGCAGGCCAACGCGTCCACGAGCTGCCTCGGACGCATCCTCGGCTTCATGGGGTTCGGGATCGGTAAGAGCATCGCGTCGAAGGATGACGTCGAGCGCCGTGAATCGCCGAAGCCGTTCACTCCGCAGAAGCCGAAGATCGTCCCGGTCATCTACCCGGACGGCTCACCTGTCGAGGATCCGTTCAGTAGCGGCCCGGCGACCCGTGAGGAGTTCCCGCCCGGTGACGTCACCAAAGGGCAGATGGGCAAGATTCGCGGCCTCGGCAAGGAGAAGGGCATCGCCACAACTAAGGGCCTGACGGACGCGATCTCGCCGATCATCGGACGCCGCATCTCCAA